GCGGCTTTGTCGAAAGCGTTGGTCAATTCCTCGACCATCAGCGATTCAACACGCTCGCGGGTCTGCTCCCATGCCGATCGGATTGGAGGCCGACCGTACGAGCCGCCGACCGGCATCTTCCCGGTCGACACCCTGCGGCCGTCCTGCGTGCGGCGGAAACGCTCTTTGGTGCCGAACTCGACAAGCCCCTGGTGGTAGCCCAGCTTTGTGTTGTCGTATGGCTCGTTCATCTTCCGGCCAGACTTGAACCCGAGAATGGCAATGCCCACACCGGTTCGCGGGTACCTTTTGCTCTTCACGGCGATCGACCGCCGGAGGTTCCCAGTAGGGCCTCTCGGCGTGGCTGACTTCAGGGCCTGCAGCGTGCCGCCCTTCTCAGCCGCACGCCGTAGCCCGGCAGCCATGTGCTTGGCGGCGAGGTTCTTCGGCAGGGCCAAAAAGGCATTGCGGATGCTTTCCAGCCCAGGGATGCTTGTCGTGATCCTGATGCCGACCTGCTCAGCCATTGCGTCGCTCCATGCAAATGGCTTCGTGTTCGGTGCGGTGCCCGTGCTCGAGCAGGCTGGCGATCTCCAGCGTGCGGCCACGCCACGCGAACCGCATCTGGCTAGTGAGGCCAGGCAGGTACCGCAGCCGCAGCCGGTGCGTGACGGTCGTCTCCTGCTGGCCAGCCGCCAGGGCCTCGCGGGCGGATACGCCCTCGACGCTGGCCCACACGGCCGACGAGTCGGACCACGCCAGCACGGTCTCGCCAAGGGCGTTTGTGGTGCCGCTGGCGATCTGCACGGTTACGCGTTCTCGTAGGTCGCCTGGTCGGATCATTCCACCACCGTACGCGTAAAGCTGGGATTACTGGCAGACGCTGTCACTCAGACGCGGCCGGCTCCACCCACGTCACCGTCGCCTCGTCGAGCGTCCATCCTTCGCCGGGGCATGGCGGCACGAAGGCGTCGAGCCGCTCGTCGTAGTGATGGCCGATGCCAGCGTAGCGTTTTCGGATGCGGCCGTTGTACGACGTTTGCTTCCATCTTCGATGGCCGAAAAGCGATTCTAGAAGGTCGACGCCACGGATCTCTTGCTCAGCGCCGTCTACGAGCATTTCGTTATTTGCGATGACGAGCACGGCGACCACAACGCCGCCAGGAGTCAGTTCTGCAAAGTGTGCCATTAATAGGTGATGCTCCCAGCACCCGAGAACGTGTAGAGGTATTCCACGCCAACGCGAGACGCAGTTGGCGACCCAGTTGTCGCGGACGCCGGAAACAGACTGCGAAGGATGACCACGCCACTTCCGCCCGAGCCGCCAGAGCCGCCGCCTCCACCAGTGCCTGCGGTGCCGCTACTGCCAGACTGACCGCTGGGCGTCGTGTTATTTCCCTTGCCGCCGCCACCAGCGCCAGCCGCACCGGATGTCGCTGAGTTGAAAAGAGCGCCAGATCCGCCGCCACCGTATGTCACAGACAAGCCAGTGATGTCGTTGGCAACTCCACCGCCGCCTGCACCGCCAGCCGACGATGTGCCGTTACCTCCAGCGGCAGACGCGCCTCCCCCGCCGCCAGTCCCGAACGATCCGGTGGTCACGCCAGTACCACCTGTGTTCCCTTGCAGCTGCGTGCCTGCACCTGCGCTGCCGAGCCACCACGCACCGCCACCGGAGCCACCGGGCCTCCCTGACGATGTAGCGTCACCGCCGCCGCCGCCGCCTCCTCCAACAGCAGTCAGCAGGAGCGCGATTGACGCTGTCCCTTGGCTGCCTACCGAGACGGAATTGACTGTGTTCGTGTAGACACCAACAGCGCCGCCCGCACCGACGACGATCGCGTAGCTGACGCCAGGCACTACATAGGCCGTACCGGCAACAACGCCACCAGCACCACCTCCAGCGCCGCGAGAGCCGGCACCGCCAGATCCTCCACCGCCAACGATCAAATAACGCACAGCCACCAGCGCTGGCGACTGCATTGCAAGCGATGACCGTCTAAGGTTTGAGGCGCTGGCTAGGCGAGTGGTCATGCGATTTCAACGCCAAATGCGGAAAAAGATACCGTGCCAGATGACGCGTAAACGCTGACCACATCGGTAGCTGCCAGCGTGATACCCAGTGTCAGCGTTATCGAATCATTTCCGCCAATGGCGGAATCCCACACCAGGTAATGCTGTGCCGCTGCCGCCGCACCGACAGGCCGCACGGCAAGGCGATAGGACGCTGCGGACGCAGACTGATTGCAGACCGTCAGCGACGACACAATCGCCTGCGTGGATGACGGCACCGTGTAGAGCGTGGTGAGCGTGGTGGCGGCTGGATTGCTTTGCCCGAGAACCTTGTGCGTCTGCGGCATAAGTCAGCCTCCCATGAGCAAAAACGGATGGAAAATCTGGTTGCGGACAGCGTCGGCGAGATCGGCCTCAGTGACGGCACCGGCAGAAATCGTCCACGCTGAGCCGCTGCCGCTCACCGTGATGTCGCCCTTGCTGCCGTCCGACACGCCACCAGCGGCGGCAGCTGGCGCCCATGCCGAACCATTCCATGTGGCGACCTGCCCGGTCGTCGCGCCGGACTGCGTCAGCTCGGACAGCGGGTGGGTGTGCGAACTCGGAGCGAATGTGGAAGGCTTATCTGTTATGCCGCTCCACGAAGTTGTTCCTGCAGCGCCCTGCGGCCCTGTTGGTCCTGCTGGCCCTATGTCACCTTGCGGCCCTGTTGCACCAGCAGGGCCTGCCGGTCCAGTCAAGCCAGTAGGACCTGCTGGCCCTGTGGCGCCAGCAACACCCTGCGGCCCTGCGTCCCCGGTGTCTCCCTTTGGGCCTTGCGGCCCGGTTGCGCCAGCGGGGCCTGTAGCGCCCTGGTCGCCCTGGTCGCCTTTTGGGCCGGATGCACCTTGCGGGCCTGCTGGTCCAGCAGCACCAGCAGGACCCTGTGGGCCAACGCTGCCAGCATCTCCCTCAACGCCGGACGCTCCCTGAGGCCCCTGCGGCCCGACGCCGCCCGACGTGCTCACGGACGTGCTCGAGCTCGTGACAGCCGCCGAGACCGCCATTCCTGAAACGGTGGCCGTGATCGGGTTGCTAGTGACGCTTGCCGTTGTCACCCGACGACCTCCACCAGACCCTGCAGTGCGGTCCTCCGCACACTACCCGGAGCGTCCCACTCAAGACGCCAGCCGTACGTTCCAACCGGTAGAGCGGCCGTCTGCTGCTCCGTAAGTGCAATGTTCACGACGCCGGCCGCGGCATTGGTCAGCGTGGTCGTGAACGCCGCCACCGTGTTGCCGGTCACCAGCGACGTGATCACCGCCGAGACCGTGTAGCCGGTCATCGTCGTGGGGGAGAAGTCGATCGTCGTGCCGAGCTCGTCACCGCGGCGAAGCGACAGCCCCAGCTGGCCGGGAAGTTGGGTGTAGGTGCTCATCGGTAAGTCCCCCAGCGGCACGAGTCGAGCAGCGACTTCACGCCAAACTCGATTTCCTTGGATGCGGTGCCGGTCAGTACAGACTCACGTCGGTCATACCAATGGGCCACCAGCATCAAAATCGCGTGCCGGATCTGCGTCGGAACGCTGCGGCCGTCTTCGCCGTACCCGCCCCACCAGGTAACCATCACCGAGTTGTCATCCCGGCGATGCACTGGCCACGCCTGCTCGTACAGCGGGCTGATGGTGCCAGGCGTGGAGTGCCGGTCGACCCGGTACTCGTTCGACGGGAACACAACCACGGCACCGGTCTCCGTGGTGTACGTGATCGCCACTGAGGTGACGGCCGAGGCGGTTGCCATCGGCGGCCGTGGTAGCTCGATGTTGTCGAGGCCGTTCGGCGGGAAGCCATCTAGCCGCATCGTCCACTGCGTGTGAACCAGCGAGCGGTCCAGGTACTCCTCGACCCACCCTCGAGCAGCTGCAACCAGGCCCATGATGTAGGCGTTGTCGTCGTCCGTATCGACGCGCAGGTGGGCCTTGGCGTCCGTGATGGTCACGGGCTCAACGACAGACTGCGTGGCTCTGGTGAGGCTGCGGTACGTCATCGCGTGCGTTTCCTGCGTGGCGTGGCGTCGGCCGTCTTCACTGGCGTTTCGACCGCAGCCGTTTCGATCAACTGCTGCTGTTTGTCCTCAACCGCGATTTTTCTGGCGAGCAACTCGGCAGCCCGGCCGCCGGGGATGTCAACCGTCTGACCTGAGCAGTAAGCACGCCACGACCGGATAAACTTCAGTTTCACGATTGTCCTACGCTCCATGCAGTTTCGGGGGCCTTGTTCGCCTTCATCCAATCGCTCGTGTATTGGAACACCGGCTTGCCGAGATCCTTGCCAGGCCACGTCACGACGTACTCGCCGTGGCCGATCGACACCCGCGGCGTAACGAAACACTTGTTCCCTGAGTCACGCCACGTCCGCCAGAACCCGATGTCCGAGTCCACGCGGCCCTCGCCGTAACTTCCCTGCGGGTCCGGTTGTTCCCAGAACCACGGCTTCTTCATTCGCTTCAGGGCGGCCGTCGAGAGGATCGTGCAGCCGAAGTGGGCGCTATCTACTTGCTGCACAGGCTCGGCAAACCACGACGTGGGCAGCGTCGTCGAGCCGCTGGCCGGCGGGTCGTCTAGTGTGCCGAGCAGCGTGAGCATCGGCCGGCCGTC